TAGAGCGTGTGTAGAGGCTGGTCTGACTGAGATACCAATACATATAGCTAGAGGATTGACACAGGAACAGAAAGAGGAATTCATAGTAAAGGACAATGTGGGGTTTGGTGATTGGGAATGGGATATACTAGCAAATGAGTGGGATAATGTAAAACTAGGTGAGTGGGGTCTAGACGTATGGGTACCAGAGTTAGAGGTAGAGAAACCCGATGGTGTAGTACTGACAGATAAATTTCTAGTACCACCTTTTACTATACTAGACACTAGACAGGGATACTGGCAGGATAGAAAAAAATTATGGAAATCTAAAATTAACGATAATGGAGAGACTAGAGAGAACGCACTATGGACAGCTGTAGAGATGAAATATGGTACATGGAAAGGGAAACTAAAAGCGGCACCAGAGGTATCTATACTAGATCCTGTATTAGCTGAGATAGCGTGTAAATGGTTCTGTGTAGAAAAGGGTCGGACCTTTGATTGTTTTGCAGGTGATACAGTATTCGGATATGTCAGCGGAGATTTAGGACATGATTTTACTGGTATAGAATTGAGAAAAGAACAGGCGGCTATAAACAATGAAAGAGTCAGAGATATGTCAGCTAGGTATATATGTGATGATGGTCAGAATGTATCTAAACATATAAAGAAAAATAGTATGGATATGTTATTTAGTTGTCCACCATACTATGATTTAGAGGTGTATAGTGATATGGATAATGACGCAAGTAATCAGGAATCGTATGATGATTTTATATCTATACTAGACAAAGCGTTTACAGACAGTATAGAGTGTCTAAAAGATGATAGATTTGCTGTGATAGTGTGTGGTGATGTCAGAGACAAAAAAGGAAAATATTACAGGTTTCCTGATCACATCAAAGATATATTTGAGAGAGCGGGTATGTCTCTATACAATGAGATGATATTAGTAGAGATGATTGGTACACTAGCTATGAGAGCCGCACGTACTATGAAAAATAGAAAGGTATCAAAGTGTCATCAGAATGTACTAGTATTCTACAAAGGGGATATATCTAACATACGAAAAAACTACAAAGATTTAACTACAGAACTAACAGACATATTAGATGAAAGCTGAGATATATAATCACAGAGTCTGGATATCAGAGACAGACCCTAAAATGATAAAAAAATACTTTGATAATCTATTGTATATATGTGATTTTGATGTACTAGATTTTATAGACTACAGATTTGTACCTATGGGATACACAGCCGTGTGGTTATTAGGTGAGTCTCATTTTGCTATACATACGTTTCCAGAACACCAGAAAACATATATAGAGATGTCTAGTTGTAATATAGAGAAACACAATAAATTTATAGATTTAGTAAATACAGACTATGGACAAAAGTAGGCACATAAAAAAGGAGTCTATGTTAGAGGCTCTAGAACAGACACTAGGTGTAGTAACTACAGCGTGTAAATCTACAGGTATACCAAGATCTACATTTTACAAATGGATTAGAGAGGATGAAAAGTTTAAACGTAGTGTACAGGATATAGAAAATATAGCTCTAGATTTTGCAGAGAGTCAGCTACACACACAGATGAAAAATGGAAATACATCAGCTACTATATTCTATCTAAAAACTAAAGGTAAAAAACGTGGATATATTGAGAGGTCTGAGTTAGATTTGACTAGTGGTGAGGACCCTATCAAAATCAACATCAATATAGATGGAGTTGAATATTAATCCAGATTTTACAGAGACACAAAAAAGAGCTATAAAATATCTGTTTGATAGGTCTACAAATGACATACTGTTTGGGGGTGCTGCTGGTGGTGGTAAATCATTCATAGGTTGTGCGTGGTTGATCTTACTGTGTATCAAATACCCAGGTACTAGATATCTGATGGGTAGGTCTAAACTGGATAGTTTAAAAAAGACTACATTGAATACATTTTTTGAGATATGTCAGACATGGGGTATCATATCAGGAAAACACTATACATTCAACGCTGGTAGTAATATCATCACATTTTACAATCAATCAGAGATACTACTGAAAGATTTATTTATGTACCCTAGTGATAGAAATTTTGATAGTCTAGGATCGTTAGAGATATCTGGAGCTTTCATAGATGAGGCTAATCAGATAACTGAGAAAGCTAAAAATATAGTCAATAGTCGTATACGATACAAACTAGATAAATACAATCTGATACCTAAACTACTACTGACATGTAATCCATCTAAAAACTGGACATACACACAGTACTACAGACCGGCTAAAGATGGTACGATAGAGAAACATAAAAAGTTTATACAATCACTAGTAGACGATAATCCATTTATATCTAGACACTACAGAGGTCAGTTAGACAAACTAGATGAGATGAGTAAACAGAGACTACTATATGGAAACTGGGAGTATGACGCTAGTAAAGATAATCTCATAGAGTATGATAGTATCATCAATCTATTTACACAGACAGGTATACCAGGTGAGAAATACATCACGTGTGATATAGCACGATATGGGTCCGATAAAACAGTTATTATGTACTGGGTAGGTAAACATATCAAAAATATATATTCGTACAACAAAACGTCTATTACACAGGTCGTAGAGGAAATAAAGACTATACAGCAACGTGAGGGTGTCAAACTGACAAACATAATATGTGATGAGGATGGTGTCGGTGGGGGTGCGGTAGACATACTTAGATGTAGGGGGTTTCAAAATAACAGTAGACCTATTAACAAAGAAAATTATCAGAATCTAAAAACACAGTGTTACTACAAACTAGCTGATGAGATAAACAGAGCTCAGATAGGTATAGACTGTAGTGATATCAATATCAAAAATTATATCATAGAGGAACTAGAACAGGTGAGGTCTAAAGATATGGACAAAGATAATAAACTACAGATAGTACCTAAGGATGTCATAAAAGATATCATTAGTCGTTCACCAGATTACGCAGATTGTATCATGATGAGGATGTATTATGAGATAGACAGAAACTATGGTAAATATTTTGTACAGTAAACTAAAAATCAATTTTTTCTATTATATACTATGGAGATAAAAATCAGACATGATCTAGAGACAAAATGGTACAGTGTACCTAATACGTGGGATGACCTAACACTAGACAAATATATGATATGTATGAAACATCTAAAAAATGTAGACCATAATCATGACGCACTATTAGAGCTCATATATCATCTGTCTGGTATACCTAAAAAGACACTATACAACATGACTATCACAGATGTACAAAAAATAGTCAATGTGGTCAAAGACTTTTTACAGACTGTACCTACAGACAAACTAAAACATATAGTTAAAATAGATGGTGTCAAATATGGATTCAATCCTAAACTGAGAGATATCAGTCTTGGTGAGTTTGTAGACATAGAGCACTGTATCAAAGAGGGAATGTATGACAATCTACATACACTACTATCTATACTGTATAGACCAGTAGTCAAACAGAAAGGTGATAAATACACTATAGAGGAATATGAACCTAGTGATGTACGGGCAGACCTGTTTAAAAAGAACATGACAGTAAAGGATTTCAATGGTGCTAGCGTTTTTTTTTACGATTTAGGGATACAATTATTAGACACTATGAGCCAATATTTAAAAATGGAAGTGATGAAAGAGAGACTAAAAGTATTACAGACAAATGGGGATGGTATGAGGTAGTCTACAATCTAGCTGAGGGTAAACTACATAGATTAGAGGAAATCACAAAGATACCAGCGGTAGAGTGTTTTACATACATGAGTTATCAGAGTGATAAAAATGAAACAGAAAAGGTTAAAATAAAATAAATGGGAACAGATAGTATCAGATACAAAACATATAACAATGTCATAGAGACTCTAAAATGTCTGTCAGACTCACACAAAATTATACAGACAACGACCAGTGGTGATATATGGGATATAGACCTGGAGAAAAACACAAAGTTTCCACTATGTCATATCAACCCTGTAGACGTAGAAATATCTCTATCACAAAAAACATTCAATTTTCAAATATTTGTGATGGACATAGTAGATGAGAAAGGTGATAAT